AGGATCTGACCCGCAAGGCCGGTGACACCGTGGTGTTCCCGACCGTCCGGCGCTTGGTCGGCGCGGGCGTCTCTGGCAATACCGTCCTGGAGGGCAATGAGGAAATCCTCAACGCCCGGTCGCTGAACCTGGTCGTGTCCGCGTTCCGGCACGCCGTCGCCGTCTCGGACTGGGACGAGCAGAAGTCCGTCATCGATCTCCGCGAGGCCGCCAGGGAAGCCCTGATGGTCTGGGAACTGGAGAAGATGCGGAACGACATCATCACGTCGCTGGAGGCGATCACCGCCGATGGCAACGTGCAGGTGTCCTACGCCGCCGCGACCGCCGGCCAGCGCAACACCTGGATGGTCAACAACGCCGACCGCGTGCTGTTCGGCAACTCCAAGGCGAACGCGGTCAGTGGTGTCATGGCGACCGCCCTGGCCACCGTCGTGGCCGCGACCGGCAAGCTGACCGCAGCCACGATCACACTGGCCAAACGCATCGCCCGCACCGCCTCGCCGCGCATCCGGCCTGTTTCCGTCAATGACGACGAGGAATGGTTCGTCATGTTCGTGCCTTCGTTGCCATTCCGTGACCTGATGACCGACCCGGTGATCATCAACGCGATGCAATACGCGTGGGATCGTGGCCGCGACAATCCGCTCTTCACGGCCGGCGACATCATGTACAACGGCGTGATAATCCGCGAAGTGCCGGAGATGCCGATCATCGCCGGCGCGGGCGGCGGCGGCATCGATGTCGCCATGTCGGCGCTGTGCGGCGCGCAGGCGCTGGGCGTTGCGTGGGCGCAACGGATGAAGTCAACGACGAACACGCGTGACTACGGATATATGCACGGGGTCGGCATCCAGGAGATGCGCGGCATCGGCAAGTTACGTTTCGGAGTCGATCCGACCGTTGACACCACGAAACCGGTAGACGCAGGAATTGTCTCTATCTTCTCGTCGGCCGTGGCCGATGCCTGATCGTAACGTAATGCGATAGCAGACGGCTGTGGGATGCTGACAACATCCTGCGGCCCGTCTCCTCTGACCCGAACGGGAGTATCAACATGGCAACGAAAGCAGACGAACACGAGACACGCGCCTCCACGGTCGGCGGAGCCGCGCACGCCCAACCGACCGCCGCCGTGGTCGCCGCGCCACGCGCCACACCGGAGGAAATGGCTGCCGCGACGATCGGCGCGCAGATCATCCTCGATTACAATGGTGAGGGTAGCCTGGGCGCGCGTGGCGGTATGGGCGGCACCATCGAGGAAAACACGGCGGCGCGTGACGCGCATCTGATCTCTGTCGGGCTCGACCCCAACGCGCCGTCAGGCCCGCCGACAGGCGTGCCGTGGGAACCCCCGGTCCCACTCTCCGCTACCACCAGGCACCAGACCGCGTCCGGTCAGGCGACACGCATGTCCAGTCTCGCGGCGGGTGCGTTGACGGGCGACAGGGAGCCGCCGCCACCGCCTGAGACCCTGGCGGGCGCGGCGTCGCGCCGGTAGCCGATGACCGTCTCCGTCTCCGTCTCGGAGATCGCCGAGCGGACGCTGCGGCGGCTCAACGTCACCGTGGTGCCGCTCGACGACCGGCCGACCATGACCGAGATGGTGCCGGTCGCCACCATCGCCACGATGGCGTTGGTCGAGTTGGGCGTCATCGCCTCGGACGAGTCGCCGAGCCCCACTGACCAGGCGCTGGCGCTCGACAAGGTGGCGAGTGTGCATGCCGCGCTCGATGCCCAGGCGATGGTGTGGTGGGACGCCACGGCCGTGCCGCGCGCGTTCGTCGAGGAATACACAAAGTTGGCGGCGGCGCAGATGGCGTCCAGCTTCGGCAAGGTGGTCGATCCGGCCAACGTGGCGCTGTTCGAGGGGCGCGTGCGCCGGGGCGCCATGGGCATCGCCTCGCACGATATCGCGGTCGAGGGCGTCATGGCGGTGCACACCGATCTGGTCGGCAAGGGTATCGCGCGATGGAGTTCAAACGATATTCCCGAGATGGCGGCGATGCCTTACGAGATGCTGGCGGCCTACGAACTCGCGCCGAAGTTTCCGCCCGCCGAGCAGAAGCCGGCCGATGTGGTGCAGGCGATGCGGACGCTGTTCACCATCACCGCGCTGCCGACCAGCGGTGAGCGTGTGGTCGCGGAGTATTTCTGATGGCGTATGGTAATCTAAATATTGAGCGTGTCTTCCAGGCGCCACTTGGCTCTGAGCCGCTTCTTCTTCGCGGCTTCGCAAATGGAGCAATAACGCGCGCCAGAGTAGACGCGATCATAAGGATGGCCGGACGGACAATGGGTCTTCTGGCTGTTGATGTAGGTGATCGTGGTGCTGTTCTGAAAGACGTTCTCCGTAACGGTGACGGCCTGGAGGTGTTGCGGGTTCACGCAAGCCCGATTGCGGCACAGATGATTGACGACACGATCTTCCGGCAAATCTCCGTGAACGGAGAACCACGCGACACGATGCGCGCGACGGGTTTTGCGACGAAAATAGAAATCCCCGTACCCGTCTTTATCCAAGGGGCCTTGCCACAATGAGCAATCTCCCTTGCGTTTTTGCTTCGACGCGAACCGCGCCGCTTCCGCCTCTGTCAGATACGCCATCGCACGCACCATTGTTGGGCCACAAGGTGATAACAGGCCCACAATGTAAATGGCAAGAGGGAAGGCGGTCTTGTCATGGCGTATAAGTTACGGTATAGCGACTATGTCACAGAGGCCGGGCCACCTGATCCGGAACGCTGGAGAGGGCCGCCTGGACCCCAAGGCGAGCAAGGCCCTCCCGGACCTGGTAAAGCGATCATCGGCACGACGCCGAGCGCGGATACGTTCGGGTTGTTGTGGTGGGACAGCAACTCAGGCCAGCTCTTCGTCCAATACGATGACGGAACGAGCATACAATGGGTGTCCGCCAACTCCATCGACGCGAGCACGCTGGAGGGGAGTTTCCTGCCAATTACGGGCGGGACGATGCAAGGTCCGCTCAACTACACGGCGACAGGCGGAACGGTGTCGCGGTCGGCGCAGGATCGCGCGGCGGATGTAGTCAATGTGCTGGACTATGGTGCTGATCCTACTGGTGTGGCCGACAGTTCCGATGCCATCAACGCGGCGTTGGCGGTTGTCGCTCCTGGGCCTGATGGTAAACGCAAAGCGGTGTATCTCCCGGCCGGTCTGTATCGGGTCAATAAGCAGATCACGCTGACCAGTAGTCAGGCGTTGTTCGGTGACAGTCGCGGATCATCGAGACTTTATGTGGATGACAGGTTCGATCCGGCGGCATCGTCCGTCATTCTGGTGCGCGCCGGTTTTCAGGACGCGGGGCCGACATTACGGGATTTCGGCATTACCTTCGCGCAACCGTCCGATCAGGGATCACGCGCCAACTTCAAGACACTGGCGGCGGGTGGCACGTCCGCGACGGGTGGAACCGGCGTCAGGTATCCGTGGGCGATAGCCGCTGGAGACGACAGTTTTCGCACGCAGATCATCCGCGTTCGCATTGGTGGCGCGTGGGACGGGATCACATCAAACAACCACAACGCGGTGTTCTGGCTTGATGACGTCGAGATGGGCGCGCTGGATTGCGGCGTATCGCTGGGCGAAGGCGCCAGCGGAGGCATTCAGGACTTTACCCACGTCAGCGGCTACCATTTCTGGAACTTCGACCTCGGCGGCTCGCTGTGGAATGTGTACAATGACGGGACAACCATCGGGATGCGCGTGGGGCGCGTTGACAGCTTCGACATCCGCGATCTGTCGATGTTCTGCGCGCGTCTGATATTTACCGCCGATAGCAATAACTTCACGTTCTGCCATATTGTTAACTGCCAGTTGGACGGCGACCCGTCGGGGATCGAAGTTAACGGACAGATGCGGCATCTGGGCATCAGCAACCTGTATGGCGGATCAGGCACGACACGCGTGCGGCCATTCGTCTCGGTGAACGCGCGCTGCAACCTTCAGATCAGCAACTACAGCGCTTTCTCGTCGTCCAACTATCCTGATTTCGTGGTCAACGATTTCGACGCGGATGTGACGCTCGGTAATTTCCACGCGCAGTTTTTTACCGACAATATCCGCTGGGTGGATGTGCAGCGCGGCGTCATGCGGATCGTCAACGGGTTTCTGTATCTCAACGGCCCGCGAACCGTGTCCGCCATCGCGGAAACATCCAACGGTCATCTGATCGTTGATAACGTCACCGTGCAGGCGTTGACGCCGTCTGGCCCGTTGGTTTCCGTGGTCACCACGGGTGAGTGGTCGATGATAGGCCGGCTGTCGGTGCAGAACAGTAGTGCGTGGACGTATTCGCTGCCCGCTGGGCTCACGCAGCGGTTCTTCAGTCCGCAGACCGTTTTCAGCGGATCGCTCACCGCCACCGCCGGGTCATTCACAACACTGTCGGCATCCAGCACGGTATCTGGCGCGGGGTTCTCTGCTTATCTCGCATCTCCTCCCGCCATTGGCGGCACGACCCCGGCAGCGGGGACGTTTGTCGGTCTCACCGCCACGGGGACGGTATCAATCCCCTCGATACTTTACGTGCCGCCCAGCGATAATGGCAGCATTCAGACGGGTAGCACCAACTTCAGCCGGTTCTCGACATCGGGCCACAACAGCACGGGCTACGGCAAAGATGCGCTCAACAGCATTCAGAACGGTGCTTCGAACACGACCGCGTATGGCGCGGCGGCGGGTTGGTCAGTTAACACCGCCAGTAGTTGTGTGTTCGTTGGCGCATTATCGGGGTGGGGCAACGGCCTGGGGACCATCACCGGAAACGACAATACCTGTGTCGGCAACCAAACCGCGTTGAACCTGACATCCGGCGCCAGGAACTCCTTGTTTGGATCAGGCGCGGGAAACGCCCTCACGACGGGCAGCGATAACATCGCCATAGGCAACGCCGTCAACCTGGCGGCGGGAACCAACAACACGATAAACATCGGTAACACGATTATCCTGACCACGACCGGACCAACAATTCGCTCCGGTTCTGGCGCGGCCACGGGCACGCAACCAGCTGGATCGATCTGGCTACGCACGGACGGAACGACCGCCAACCGGTTTTATGTTAGCGCGGGTGGTGGAACCTGGGCCGCCGTGGCTGGTGTTTGACATGAACCCTACTGACCGCATCCCCGTCACCCTCGACGCGCAAACCTGGGAAACCGTGCTGCGTGTGATCGCCCAGG